CCTGGAACAACCTTTTTCATAAGTTGTCCACCAAATAAATCTCCAAAGTGCCGCACGTACATGTGCGCCATTAAGTTTTCTTTTGATACTGTATCTAAATAACTTACATATTTATAAGTAACATTATAAACTTTTGCATTAAATTTAAGTTCATGGAAATCATCTAACATTAACTTAGATCTTGTAACAGTCTCTACGCCTTGGAGTAACCCGTAATGCTCTAGCAGAGTCTCTAATTTTAAATACATTAAATACTGGTTTAATAAATAGTCTGCATAGATGTGGGTAGAAACACCCCCTGAAAACAAAAGTTTTACAAAAGGGTGTTTCTCGGCGAGATCATGATTTTCTTTTATATGATCTCTTAGTGCCATTTTACTCTTCTTCAGCAGCTTCAGCAGCTAAATCAATCTCTAACTGTGCTTCTGCTTCTGCTGTGTTCAGTGTAGGTTGATATATTTCTACAGAATCTGTTTCTGTATTATAATTATATCTCCACAAAGCATGATTTTCATCTATTTCCGCAGAAATATTAACATCATTTGGTCCTGGAGTTTGATCTTCAGCCCAACACCAAAACTTACCTTGTTCGTTAAAATATGCTAGTTTCATACTTGATAATTTCCTTCTACTTTCCAATGATTAACTGTCATAAATCTTGGATAACTTGTTGAGTACCAATAACCTGGATACTGGAAAGCGTAGTTTCCAAGGCTGTTCTGAAGTGTTCCTGTCCAGTTAGCTACATTTGTCATACTATTAGTAGCTGTATAATTAGGAGGCGCATAAACAAAGTTAGTAGTATGATCATGGCCAGTGCTTGAAAGATCAAGACTCCAACTTTGTACTGGTTGACTATCTGTGTTTAGACCATTAAGGTATTTAAAACCGCTTCTACCAGAAGGCAGTAATGCACCGCCGCCTGAAGTTTGAGTTATATTAACATACGACATCTTTCTTGGATTTTTAACAGAAATGACATAAGCAGACAAACCGCTGCCATAATAGTAGTAAGGACTATACATCATTACCCATTCACCATCCCAAGACATTTGCATCCTTGCACGATACATAAGGCCTTGCTCTGGACCATAAGATGTTGTATTACCTTCTGACCTTTCACTTTCTGGCTGAGCTGCAGCAGTAGTTACGTTTGATGTTGAGGAACAATCTTCGATAAAAAGGCGATTCGAGCTACTGTTTCTAGCATTAAAAATTACATGGTCATTATCCCCTAACATCATATTAAGATTATAATTCAGACTATTAAAACCCCAATTACTAACATTTCCAGTTGTAATGTAGTTAATAGTAGCAGCATCACAAAAATCTTTAGTAGTTGGGCAAGTAGCTTCATCCATTAAGTCTAAAGTACTACGGAACATATAAACTCGCCCAGTATTCGTGCTGTTGCTACTTGAATAGTATACGGCTAAAGTCTTAGTATTTTGATTATAACACGCCGATCCATAATTTTGACTGCTTGAAGTTGGCAAGCCTTGTGGGGTAAAATAAGTACTACTTAAATCTACAGAACTTTTAAGCCCGTAATTACTATTAAAGTTAGTTTCAGTAAACACTCCATTAGCTATATTGAATTGTCTACGCGGACGTCTTCCTTTTTTAGAAATAACATTAATTCTACGATAAACTTTTTCATAATAGTCACTGGTATGAAAAGAATGCATACCTAAACGACCTTCAGAAGAACAACTGCCAAACAAAGCGTAAGGGTAGTGATCGTTTTGATATAAGCTTTGGGTAAAGTGTTGATAATTAGTATAGCCTTGAGAACTGAACTGGTTGGATAAATTACCGTGATCCCCGTTGTACCCAAACATCTGTATGTGAGACTGACCATGAGCATAGCTTGCAGTGCTGTTAGTGATTGCAGCCCAAGGAGAACCTACAAGTTCTCCACTGTGAACTTTGTGTAGTCGAACATCCCAATTTTGATTAAAATCGCCGCCATAAAGAGCGACAACAGGTAGACCTTCTTGCAAAGGATCGGCTCCTCCTGAGCTACCACCACCGAAAAGTGTTGAAAGTGATGTCATATTATAATACTCCCCAACCATAAGTTGAATTGATATATACAAGTTCTACTCCAGCATTATTTACGTCTATAGTAAGATCGTTTGCTGAACCTGCAATATTGTTACTGTTTCGTGCAACGGTAATGTTTGCTGTGCTTGCTGCCCCTGAAACATCTATGATTTTAATTGTATCGCCTGCTGTTGCACTGGCAGGGAGAGTGACTGTATGAGCACCATCTACAGCAAATACTTGTCCTAAAGTTAAAGTTGTATTCCCACTAACAATCGTAACAGTTTGATTTTGAGCACCTGCAACTATTTCAGTATCTACATAAGTCTTAGTAGTTGCATCATTAGCATCAGTTGGCGCACTAAGACCTGTAACTTTATTAGAACCCATAGCAAGATCACCAGACATGGAGTCACCTGCTTTGGTTACTTTAGTATCTGCATAGGTTTTATTAGTCGCGTCATTAGCATCAGTTGGAGCAGCAAGGCCAGTGATTTTATTAGCGCCCATTGCAAGAACGCCAGACATAGTATCGCCTGATTTAGCCACTTTAGTATCTGCATAAATTTTAACCGCATTTTCGGTTGGTACTGCTGTATTAGAACTTCCTGATAAACTTGCATCAGAAGAAAACTCATTAATCTGTTCACCAAGTTGAGCACCAATAGATCCAAGCCTAAGTGAAGTTAGACCTGCTAGATCAAAAGCACTAGCGTTAAGTGTTGCTTTACCTGTAGCCTGTTCAATTCTAAAATATTCACCTACACGGAAGTTACCATCTTGGTCTGTTGAAATATAGTAAACCCTAGCAGGGAAATTTTCTTGAACTTCATTACCTTGCGCAGCAGCTTGAGTTGGAGTTCCAGGATAGTTAGTTGTAGTAAAACCACCTGTACCAATGCTTAAGAAATCATGGCCTGTTAGCCTGATTTGTGAAAAGCCTTTACGTATTGTAATAGCTACATTATCAGCAGAACCTGTTGTTTTCTCTTGCGCCAGAACCAATGTCATTTCACTAGTTGCATCCGCATAAGTACCAGAAACACTTTGAATAACATAAGCAATAGTGTCACCTGCAAACTGGATACTACGTCCAGGTTCAGGTGTGGAAGCAAATCCATCTGCTACAATAACAAAGCCTCTTTGATCTTGAATGGCATTACTATCAACATCAGCAGTTCCACTAGAGGTGCCGCCTGTAACCTGTTCATTAACTTGAAATGTTCCAGTTACATCTTTTACATAGACATAACCTGCAGATTGTTGAACGTTAGTAACTACAGCAGTTGCACTAGAAGTGCCACCTGTTATTGTTTCTCCTACTTGAAAAGAAGCAACTTGAAAATTATCAACGTGAAGTCTTGAGCCCTTTACTGCACCTGTTAATGCTGTTTCATTTTGATCAAAGCCTACTGAGACTGCGCCCCAAGTACCATAAGAGTTATTACCGTTAAGCGCACGTATCTGAGCACCATGATCAGCTGCATAGCCAAAATAACAGTAATAAGTAAAACAAGAAACAACTTCTGCCTTAGCGCCGTTAGCAATCCAAAAACCAACACCATTATCCGCAATAACAGTATAAGCATGAAATAACATACTTTTATTACCACTTGAATGAGCACTGCCATTTACATAAGCACCAATACAACCACTACCAATAGCAGAACACTCCATCACGTAAGGTGATTTACTTGTTACTGGGCTATTAGGGTTAAGAGCAACACAAATACCTTTTGCTGTAGACGATGCGATATTGTCTTGATTCGGTGATGCAGCTGCTGTCCAACCAGTCATTCCGTTAAAACTCATACCTTTAAGTATAGAACCATTGCTTAGTTGAAACATTTGAGATTGGTTATTTGGTGTAGTACCATCATCTGATATACCTGCACCGAAGCCATTATCAGCTGTAGTTTCAGGTTGAACAATAACACTACGTTGAGAATCACCAATAATTGCTTGAGTATCTTTTACAACAATTGGCAGCTGCTCTTCATAAGTGCCATTTTTAACATAAATTACTGAGTTTGTTGGAGCTGTGGCACAAGCATATTTAATAGAAGCAAAGGGTGTAGCCATTGCTTGACCTGAATCTACAGTATCCGTACCATGAGGGGCAACGTAGTATACGTTATTTGAATTAGTAGCACCAATCCACGCATAGTTAATACCGTCTGCTGCAACTGTTAAAGAGCTACCTGTATCTGATGCAGTAACCACCGGCAACACATCTGTTGCACCTCTTGCAAAGAATTCCCATTTAGCTGCTGCTACATCTGTTGCAAAAGTTGCTGCTTGGTGATCTACTAAACAAATATAGCTTGAAATACCATCTTTAATAATATCATCTACTTTGTAATAAGATCCTGTTGCCCAACCACCTTTGTAATCTACGCCAGAACTAAATTTTTGCCACTTATTAGAAGCCAAATCTGCAGCAAAAGAACCTGAAGCGTGAGGTTCTAGAGCAATAAAAGTATTACCACCATAAGAAACAACATCATCAGTATCATAGTCAGTAGTGGTTGCCCATGTTGCTCTGTTGTTAATGCCACCGTTTAAGCGAATCCAATCAGAGGTTTGAGTAGAAGGGTTTTGAGCATTATTATCTCTAAGTGCTTTATATAAAGAACCACCATAAGTTACAACCTGATTAATTAGATAAGCGGTTGAGCTTGACCAATTCCCTTGATGGCTGAATCCTTCAATTACAAGTTCCCAATCGGAAGTACTTGAGGGCGGTAAAGTTGCTGATACGTCATTTTTAGCACGATAAGCATTGGCTCCGTAAAGGACAATATCATTTAGATAGTATTGAGTAGCATTATCATAAGCACCTTGAAACTTAGTACCTGCGACATATGTTTCCCAATTAGCTGTATCAGTTGGCAAGTTGCCTGTTGTATTAGCAATTGCACGATAAAGGTTTGGACCGTAAGCTACAAGATCTCCTGGAACATACGCGGTTGAATTGTTATAGACCCCTTCAGGAGAAATACCTTCAACAAATTGATCCCAATAAGTTGTTACTGTTGGTAAATTTCCTGTTGTGTCTTGTTTAGCCATATAAACAGAGCCACCATAAGTAACCATGTCGTTCTTTTGATAAGCGGCTGTATTACTGTAAACACCTTCATATTGAATACCGTCTACAAATTGTGACCAGTAAGTAGTATTAGGAGGTGTTTGTCCTGTGCTACCTAAAACAGACACATAAACTTTACCACCGTGGCTTACAGCATCTCCAACTTGATAAGTAGTAGTTGTATCAAATACACCTTCAAACTTAAAGCCTTCTACCATTAAAGCCCAATAAGCTGTATCTGTTGGTACATTACCGCTTGTTTTTAATGTGTGAGTATATACATAAACGTTACCGCCATACTTGACGATATCATTTCTTTCATACGTTGTTCCGTTTGCCCACTCACCTGCAAAATGGAAACGTAGTTTTCCTAAATCAATTAATTGTGCCATATTTCCACTTTCTTTAAAGCATTTTCATTATTAAATGACCATTACTATTATCAAACTCAAAATCAATATTATCTGAACTCCAGAACCAATGCTTATAAGCTTCAGGGTCTAAGATTTCAGTATCTTGATCTGGAATTTTAACAACTGTTGTTCCATCATTTATAATATCTATTGTGCAGTCTCCTTGATCATTCAAATGAAAACCATAAAAAGTTTTATCTGAAAGAGCAGAGCCTTCATAAAATCCACCTACTTTAGCCATTATGTTACCTCGCTAAGAATTGATAATATCACATCCACCCCTGTTGTTTGAGCTTGAGAAATAACAGCAGCAACAGTAATTGTGTCATTGTTGTCTAACACCAACTTATTACCTTTCATTATTTCAATATGCTCACCAGCGTCTATTCGAAGGTCTTTTGCAATATAATAATCAACTCCGCTTTTAGTGATATAAATGTGAAAGGCAATTGTTGCACCTGTTAAATTGGCAATATTAGCACCAATTAAAATGGATTTACTATTTGCAGGTGTCGTATAAAGAAGTTGCGGAGTATGAGCTACGTTTTTGCTTACTCTATTAATAAAACTTGACATGGCACTATCCTAACGCTATTGCTAGAATAAGAGCTTCAGCTTGTGCTGTAGGAACAATGCTGTTGTCTACAGCTGTCAATTCTGTATTTAAATTAATAAAGTTATCATCAAGCTCTTTATTAGTAAGAGGAGTTCCCTTGGGGCTACTACCTTCTTGTCTTAATGTAAGACTAGCTGTCATAATAACCTCCTATTATGGTTCAATAGTAATTTTCCAAGTAACTGTCAAAGTATCATACTGACCTTTGTTAATCACAGGAAATACTGTACGGCAAAGCATAGTACCTGCAGTTGCATCGTTAAATGTACCTGCTTCGGTTACTGCGCCTGTCCCTGTTCCAGGAAGGAAGGTAGCAACATATTGAATTGCGTCATCTGCCACTGTTGTAGTAACAATTGTTGTTGATGTAAGAGCTACGCGAGCTAGCTCACTACCTAATGCTGTGTCTGCACCTGCAGCAGCAGTGGTTCCTGCCCCAATTGCCATGTGCGTCATTACAGCATCGGTTGTGTCTTTCATACGGCTTGCAATGTAAGCTAAGCCTGTATCAACGACTAAGTTTTTAATTTCTATTACCTGATCTTTTTTATCAGGAGACGAAAGGACAAATTTAACATTGCCTTTCATCGCTAGTTTATCATTAATCATATTAAGGATCCTTTAAAAATATGAATTTGTACCAGTGTAATCTTCCAACATATATTCTTCAGCTACATAGTTATGTAAATTTAATCTGCCACTATCTGCAGCAGTAGCAGTATCTACATAATCTCTAAAGAATGTGATCACGGTTGAAAGAATATCGTTTGTAGTTGCAGTGTCTTGTTTTCCTAAGTTGGTATTAAATACTGCAAAGTCGATTGTTGAAGATGTATCTTCTCTAGGTCTTGACATGTGCGCTGCAAATATATCTAATATAGAAGCGAAATCTTTTGTTGTACCGTCTTCGGCTTCAAAGTCTTCTACCGTTTTAACGGTATCAACTATTGATTTAAATATATTTCTGTAACTAAAATCAGTTATGCCACTAGTGTCAAAATTAACGTCTCTAATGTGTGCTGTCTGATCATCATCAGGGTCTGCACTGCCATAGAAGTCATCTGTTACGCCTATAGTATCAAATATAGACTTAAATAAAACCTTTTCTACTAACTCAGGAGTTGCAACTTCGTCAAACTTATCTGGCTCTATTAATTTTTCATCTATTTCTGTAGTAGTAGAAGTATCTAAAGCAATCTTTCCAATAGTTTGTTTTACAAATTCTGTAAGATCAACTTCATCAAAAAAGTTTTTGCCTGTTACTATTTCTACTTTTTCAGGAGTTTGTAATATTTCAAACTTCCCAAGATTACTAATATTTTGTACTAAGTCTTTAGCACTAGAAATATCAAAACTAGCTTTATCTACTGAAGATATTCTAAAATCAGGTACAGTATAAGTATCTGGTTGAAATATAAACTTTGTTCTATCTGGCTGTCTACTTTCACCTAAACCCGATAAGTCTACTTCTAAAATAATATTATCTGTTTTAGAAGCTATATCTTGTTCAGACCTATCTACTGTAACTGTAGGAGTATTTACATTAGTTGTAATTTCTTGTTTTACAGGTTTATTTCCTAAAACATCTTGTGATGTAATTGTAAAAGTAGTCTTTTTGTCAGCCATAATAGCGTTCCTTCTTAAACGTCAGGTACTATATCTGTTGGGCTAAATAAAAATTCAACCATACCTCTAATTGGTTTCCATGTTCTACTATAAATAGAATCTGTTGGTTCTGTTACTCTTAATTCAAAGAAGCCATAGATAGGAGATTTTACTGTTGGTTGTACAGCGTAATTGCTTGCAAGAGTGTCTGGAAATTGAACATAAATCTTATTTAATAATGTTACTACCCAAAGAGGATCTTGATCGGGAGTTGTTGAGTTAACTCTACCTGCACCTTCTGTTAATCTATAATACACTGTATTGTGTAATACTATTTCTTCTCTGTTGTAAGCTTGAACGTCTTGCCATGTTCCTCTATAAGTAGGAACTCTTACTACTAATGTGTTTTGTACACCACTAGGTTCAATGGATGTTGGCCTGTCATAGTCTTCACCTACAATTTTACCTGTATGACTTGTATTATTAGCAGCCTCTACTACTACTGCTTCAAAATCATAACCCGTATTAGCGGTAGCATCGTCCACAAAATTTAAAGTAACAGGAAATTCAAGCTGTTCTCCTCTAACTAGGGAAAATAGCACACCACCAGAATCACTAATAATGTCATTAGTGTCAGGTGCAAGAATACGACTTCTAGCCATTTTTATTTCCTTTATAAATATGTAGCGACCTTATAAGCTGCTGTCATTTGTGCTTTAAGAATATCAGAAGTAACACCTCCAGCTGCAGAAGCCGCCTTTGCAGTTGCTTTAGAAGTCTTGTAGACTGCTTTACTTGCTTTCCCCATTGCTCTTTTTGTAGAAGGAGCAGATAGTGCAGCACTTGTAAAACCACCAATCAACATATTTCTAGTAGCAAGATCACTACCAGACTTCATAAATCGAGTTGAGGCTTCTTCTAGTCTCTTATCTGCAGCTTTAAATTGTGCAGCAGCTCTCTTATTAGTTTTTCTTTTCTTTTTAGCTATTTTTCTTTGCAAACTTGCAACTTTAATATCGGCTCTAGCAATGTTGCGATCTCGTGCGAGATTGTCAAGAAAACCACCTTTTTTCTTTCTAGCCATTGCGGAAGCTTTTTGAGCTTTCTTAAGAGCAGTTTTTTGTTTAGCTGTTCTTTTTTTGGCCATCTTAGCGAATTTATTTGTAAATAATTTTTTCATTTTAAAATCCAAAACCTCTTGTTGTAACCTTTGATCCTGAACGGATTGGATATAGATATTCAACAGCATACCGTAAAGCATCTGTCCAGTGTTCTATTCCTTCTTTTTTATCTATTGTAGCTGAATCAGGATTTGATTCTAACCATTGAGTTCTTTCAATCGACTTAACTGTGTTTACACACTTAGGGTGAATTAACATATCAATATCACCATTAGCATTTTTAAACTTTTTGTTTACAGCAGCTACACTATCAATTATAGGAGGTGCTTTACTATGAGCTCTAGTAGCTATTCTGTGTGTTTCTAATATACGAAAATCTGTAACACCTACAGCAGCGGAAGTTTTTCTAGCTCTTCCTGAAGGGTCTGGATAACTAATTATCTTATGCCCTTGGTATTTATCAATTAATGCTTTTGCTAAAGATTCAGTGTCAGGATGACCTTGCATTTCATCTAATATGTGTATTTGACCACCTCTAATAGCAAAAATAACGCTAGCCATTATTCCAACATTAAAGTCAATTGCTACGTGTACATCTTCATTATCATTAAATTTAGGCAGGTCTTTGTCAATATGATCCTTACGGTTAAATGTGTAGAACACATTGCTACCAGAATCTTCGAAGCTTGCAGTATATTCTCTGGAAAACTTTAAAGGATCAAGTGTAAGTTTAATTCGATCAATTTCTTCTTCATCTAGGAAGGGAGAGTCTTTGTACGTATAAGTATAACTTTTCCAATCATTATCATAATCTTGTCTATTGTACATTTCATAAAAATAATCATAACCTCTAGGAGTACTAATTATCAAAGCTTTGCCAGAATTGGCATTAAACTTTTTAGCATTCATAGGTGACCACCTAGTAGCAACACAAGGTTGTATAATCGATTCCCAAGATTCCTTGAGATTCATCCCTGCGCCTTTCCAAGAAGTGACCTCATCAGCTACTATAAAATATTGACCTGTACCGCGCATCCTTTGAGACGCCTCATAAGACCATAGCTTAAGCTGTACATTATTAGGAAACCAAAACTGACCTGCAGCTTTAGACGCTTTATCTGCAAAGTCTTCCATCCCTAATTGCCAAGCTATCAACGGATAATAAATATCTACTGCTTGGCTGTAAGTGGGGGCAATGAGTGCTACATTTTTATTAGGCACACTCTCATCTAAATTCATCAGTTCTTGTACTGCTATTATTGCGGCGGTAGCTGCAAGATAAGACTTACCAAAGCCACGGCTAGCATTAACTACTGCATAACGACAATTGTCTTCAACAAATAAATCTCTAATAACTTCTGACTGTTTCTCATGTAACTTTATCATACTAAGCCTTTAAGCGACTATAAAATCTACGATTTGACCTGTCGGTGTTCGTAGTTTGTTTGGGTTTGGATTATACGCATATCTCTGATTGACTAACTTTAAATCTTCTACAGGAGTATCAGGGGTAATTCTATTAGGTTCTCTGATTTCTTCCTCGTTATTTCTAGCAGACCTGTCTTTATCTGCTGATTCAAATACAGTATTGACATGAGTATTGAATGGCATACTAGGTAAAGGAAAATGAGACAATAAAGTCATTACTTCTTCCTTCCTAACTTTTTCTTGATCTTCTTGGGCTGTTGAGACGTCTTCTTTCCTTTGGCAAGATCAGCTCGCTTTTTTCTTGTTGTGGCGGCATACTGTGCTTTGGTAAGTTTCTCACGATCCCTTTTAGGCAGATAACGCTCACCAGTAGCATTCTTACCACTGATGCTATTTTTGCCACTTTTAGTACCCCAATCTTGCTTAGTCCACTTAGTCATAGACTTTTGCGCTTTAGTTTTAGAGCCAGTATATTTACCGCCTCGTTCTTTGTATATCTTAGCTGCTAGCTGCATAGCTCTAGCTGAGTGACCACCCATACGAGACACAGCGGTCTTTTTAGCAGCCTCCCAAATCTTTGGATTAGCTCTTCCCATTAGTGTCTCCTTGTATACAAGTCATCCTAATGCCATATCTTTCTTCTGGTAGCATAGCGTGATATAGATTGTCAAACTCTTTAAAGCATTGATACATGTCAGGATATACGCCAACCTTCTTTACTTCAGGTTCGCCATTATATAGCCATATAAATACTAGAGTCCACATTTATTTCTTGCCACCACCCTTTTTCTTATAAGCCATTATTTCTTCCTCATAGCTCTTAATTTAGACATTTTATCTTTTTTAGGTGTCACTGCTTTTTTCTTTTTGGACGGACGACCGACCTTTGAGCCGTAAGTTCCTTTTCCTTGTGGCATGTTTCACTCCTATTAGTTTGTTTTGAGTTATAATTATTACCGTATTATCATCATCATAAAAAGTATAATGATATTTTTTCTTAATATATCTTATACCGTTAGCCATACGAAACCTGCTAAACAGCTTCCTAAGAGAATTAAAAGAAATATACCTGCGCTCCACTCAATTATAGATTGCTTGATTTCCATCTTACGAAATTCATGGTCTTTTTTTTGTTTACGAATCTTTGCTTCAATACTTAGAAGTTCTTCCCAATGTGATGGCCCATAAAGTAAACAAATAAACTCTTTTAATTCTGCACGCATTGAATCTCTTTTCTTTTGTGCAGCAAATATTTCCATGGCTTGAGCTTCAGTACCGCCACCTAATGCTTTATACCAAGGAGGGTTATCGCTTTGTCTCTGAGCAAAGTCTATATCAGCCATAGCTCCAGCCCATTGAGATAATTGTCCACCCATGTCTTGTAAATCTTTGCCTACTTGAATGCCCTTTTTGATAGCGTTAAACGCAGCGGAGGCTCCAGCAATAGCAGTAATTGGATCTATCATAGTATTCCCCTAGCTGTTAATTTTGCTATCAGGGATATATCTGTTATCTAATCTGTCGGTCTTTTTCCATCATAAGCCTAATGGCTTTTATATTTTCATCCATACGTACTAAAGTTAACGCTTGGGTTTGGACTATAGTCTCTAAAGAGTCTAATCGGCCTTCTTGCCTCATTAAATCTCTTGTGTTATTTTCAATAGCATTATCTAAACTAGACACATACCATACAAGAGCTACCGTCTGTAATAAAATAGCTAAAATAAATGTTACAGGTACGCTCTTGGAGAGATGCCATGATTCTTCATCATTCATCCTTATCTTCCTTTTTATTATCAGTAAGTAGTATTGAGATAGGTTTCTTTTCAGTAACTTCTTGCTCAATCTTGTCAGGGATCTTCTTATAGCCATAAGCCATTAAGTTATTTATGAGTGTACCTTGAGTGGCTGTCATCTGAGCATAAGCGCCAGAAGTATGTTTGCCAATAGTTTCTAAATAGTCTAGCTTAGTCTGTATATCGTTATATTTCTCAACCATCATTTCAATAGGATCAAAGCCTAATTCTTCAAGCTTTTTTACAGAGGACATAGAGTTAATGTTCTTAGATCCTTTAGGACGTCCAGCACCTTCTCTGCGACCGCCCATCTGAGGTTTAGTCGGATGAGGATTTGCCATAATTTTTTCCTTTATGTGATAGGTAGAGGAGCATTGTCAGGAGGTAAGTTAGGAACAGGTGCGTTCTCAGGGGCTTTCGGAATTTCCATTTTGCTTCTCTTTTCTTTTATAGATTCTTTTTCAATTGAAATTTTTTTTAACGCTTTTAAATAATTAAAAAAATAAATAATTAATTATATGAAAACATTAAAAAGCTGTTAATTAAAGACAGTAAAATAATAACTACATTAAGGATACCAAAGTGATACTTAATAACCCCCCGAAAAGAGGTATAAGAGTACACTCAGTGGGTACTATCGGGGGGCATAAAGAACATCTCTTTTCAAGTACCAATAAGAGAGTCCAAAGTATCACTTCGGTAGAACCTTAGCAAAGTTATTCTTAAACGTCAGGTATTTAAAAACGCTATAAAAGATCCTGCATAGTACATTGCAGCTAACCAAAAAAATCCTTTAATAGTGAAAAATAGTATAGCTAACCAGCCAATTTTTTTAATAAAAGATAATTTATTTGTCATTACTATTATTCATTACAAACTCATAAAGAGTTTCAGCATTCTTTTTTATTTCATTAGGAGTGTACATAACAGGCACATATTTATCCCAAGCTTTAAGAGCTTCTTCAGTATTATCTTTGTAAAGCTCCATAGCTTTTTCTGCCATAATCATGTTAGAACTATAAGTCTGATCCATCATGTCCTTTGCCATAGAAAGAACGTCATAACGAATTTGATAAGGGTTTTTAGTATATTTTTCCATAATATTTTCCTTTGTGTGTTGTGTGATAAAAAAAAAAAAATAGGGGAGATCCCCTCAAAGTATCCTTCATCATCCAGTTAAGGACAACGAAAGATACTTTGAGGGGATCTCTAGTTTTTTATGTTTAGGTTTAATCTTTTTCTTTTTATTAGGAATTGTTTTAGGCCTGAACTTAGGCGTCATTAATGCTTTAGCAACAGGATTTACAATACGTTTAACTTTCATTGTTAATTTCCTTTAATAAAAATAGTCATCATTAGGGGGATAAAGGTCATCCCACTCTTGTTGTTCATAGTTGTCATTTTCTTCAAACTCATCTTCTTTTTCAACAGGTTGAGTAGTATCAACTAAAACTGGTTTAAAAATATAAGTTTTTACTAGATAGCCTAGATTACTTAATCTTTCTACTTCTTCTTGTGCAGATTGAAAACATTCATAGTTACAACTTTCCTGATAAGTAGTATTAGGGTCTTCTTCACACAATGCAAAGACTGAGTAAGTGCATTTAGGTTCAAACATTATTATTCCTTTATAGTGGCGATCTCTGCAGGATTCGAACCTGCGACCTAGTGCTTAGAAGGCACTTGCTCTATCCAGCTGAGCTAAGAGATCGTTTTAAGAATTGGCAGGGGTAGTAGGAATTGAACCCACTCTAAAAGATTTGGAATCTCTTGTGCTACCGTAACACTTTACCCCTGCATAGTAAAATTACATAGGTGCAATTTGGGCTATAGCAAGACCAATAATAACTCCTACTACAAGTACCTTTTTATTAGCCATAATTGCTAACTTTAAATTTTTCATCATTTCCATTTCATTTCCTCTCTTAATGGGCTACATAACCCTTTTCACCATTAACCATACCACTGTAATATTTATACTGATTATTCCATTCGAGGGGGTAAAAAGTATCATTATCGTAAGTCTTGACGTAATGAAATTGATTGTTAGGATGCCAAACAGCCCTAACAGGGATCATTTCTTTAGTTTGATCATAAGGTATAAAATGTTCTGTCATATTTCCTCTACTATTACTATTTCAACATTATAAGGATTTGGACGATCTTTAACATTATCAAAACAATCCTTAGAGACTAGTATTACATCTACTCTGGGTGTTTCAATAAATCCTGATTCTGAACAGATTTCCCACCTGTACATAGAAAAACTTCTTTGTCCGTAGTACCTATTAGCATTATCTAATCTTGATCGATTACTGTCGGTAACAAAAAAACATTTTTCTGGATCTTCCCACAGATAATTAATAATCTCATACGCATATTTGTCCATACCGTATATACCAATTTCTGCAATATCTTTATATTTTTTGAGGAAGTCTTCTCTAGCAGTTTTAGGGCTATGCTTTAGTTTTATTTTAGGAGTCATTTTAACTCCAGGCTTTCTGCCTCTTTTCTTTTTAACGACTTCTTCAGTCATCATTAAACTCTTCCTCTAAATCTACGGCTGTACCAACTAACTTAATAACTACTGGTACTGTTTTCATTGTAAAGTCATCTGTAATTAAGTTTAACCATTTTTCTCTATTAGTTTTTGTAATTTCATCTAAATTTTTGTACACATAAGGTACTTTCTTTTTATCTAAAAAGGACTTAGCTCTATCACACCATATACAATTATTTTTACCTATGATATAATACATTAATTATCCTCTTCATCTAATACCTTTAAAGTTAAAGTAACTGCGTCTGTAAAAATTCTTTTAAATATTTCATCGAAAGTATCACTTGTATTAAAATCAAATCCATCTTTTATATAGTCTTGATACATTTCGTCTATCATCTCATACATCTCATCATTCATAATAGTTTATCTGGTCCTCTACGAGTTTTTTCACCACGTTTCTTAATATCTTCTTCTCTCCAAATCAAATTATTAATTTGTGATCTGCTAATTCCAATATCCAATAATTCTCTATCAGATAATTGGTTTAATTCTTTTATAACATTACGATGAGATCTCCATCGAATAATATATTTCCAAAATCTAATCATTATATTGATACTCCTTTATTAGTCATTTGTACACATTTAGAAATGACAAATGAATTCTTTGTAGGTTTTTGTTTTTCTAAAGATTCGTTTATAATTTTTTCAGATGTTTTACAAGTATTTAAATCTGGATAAATTACTTGATTAGAAGAAATTTTAAATGTTTGAGAATCTAAAAATAACATAAATATTATTATATACATTAATTTTCACTTTCGCTTTTTATTTTAAAAGCGGCAGAAACGAGAGCATCAATCATAATGTCGGCAGATAAATCTCCTGTAGATGATATATTAACGGATTTATCTTCTGTAATTTCTATTACAATAGCACCGTAAGTAAAAACCTCTTCACAGGAATCTAATACAAAGGAATGTGCATCAAAATATTTTTCCTCAAAATCTTCTTCCTTTTTTTGTTGAAGTTTTTTATTTATATCAATTACGTTGGTCATTACAAAGGAAGCCAATTTAAATAATTTAATACATAAAGACCTACCCAAGTAATACATACGCTTGCAATAGTAAACCCCATTGCTGAGCCTAATAGTCTACCTAAAGATTCTAATAAAGTTTTAGGTTGATCCGACATGAGACATTCCTTTGTTTCTACGCTTGTGTTTATTCATTGATGATGTTTTTAAGTTTTTATTACCTATCGATGTTTTCTTAGGTTTACTAAACTTTATTTTTTTAAAGCCTATCACTTTCGCCATAAATCTTTTCCCATTCTTTAGGGGTAATACCCGACATTATAAATTCACGTTCTTCAGCAGGTAAATGCGGAAAAACATCTTGTATTAGTTCTCCGTTACGATGTCTTTGCAATTGTTCTTCAGTAACATCTAATTGCATAGTATTATACTCGCTTGATAATATAGATTTTCTTTGAACAGCTATCATTTATTACTCCTTAATAATTCTAAACAAGCAATTGCCTCATTAGGATTTTCTATTATAATACGTGCTCTTTCCAGTTCTTTTTCACATACATTTATATTACCGTAAGTGCCTAAATGGTAATAATTAATACCACCACCATCATTAACTACTAACTGTAACCATACTAAAGCCCACATTAATCTTTCCCTATATTTTTTGGTTCATATACTGCACCATTGTATTGACTACCTGTCTTTTTATCAGCACCAAAATCAAAAAAAGCTAATATAACTAATATTGCCATAATCCAATAAAATGAAACTTTACTCCATTTAATAAAACCTTCAAACGTTTTCTTTGCTTCTACTTCTGCTAATTCTCTCGGACTACTCATTTGTTACTCCTTATTGTTCTTTAACGTCAAGTATTGCTTTCCCTTGTCTACTAGTCTTTCTATGTTTAAAAAAAGTAATAGTATTTAGACTTGTGTTAATGGTGACCATTAATAACAGCCACCATTGCCACCAAACTAAACCGCCAATATCTAGCATAGTTTATTACATACATAAATCTTCGTATTTACCAGTATAAATACGATGTTTGCTTCTATCTTGGTTATCATAAATATTTTTCCACCATTTTAAATAAGCTATCATATCTCACAACCTCCTGCACCACAAGCTAATGTTTGAGCACCTTCTGTATTGTCCTCTAATTCATAATTAGGAAGTAACGAATAATCTACTAAAGGCATAGCTTTAACGGCTTTAATCCAATCTTGCTCAGAACAAGCAGTATAAGGTGCTTGCTGATAAGTATGTTCTGAATAAGGCAAGAAACTAATACCTGTTATTTGATCAAAGTGTTTATATACCCAATCACCAACTTGCATCCACTCGTCTTCTTTAACATAAATAGTTACTGACACAGAGTGTTCTGACCAGTTTTCTTGAAATTTAAGCCAATTTTCAAGTTGTTGTATAGCTGTTTGTTCGTTAGCTAATGTAGCACCTGATGGTGACTTTACTGGAAAATAGAACACCGTTGTCTTTAAAGGATTCATTAAATCAGCTTCATTGGGTACACCTTGATCTTTTAACATTTCAGTTAATGGATCATTGTTAGATTGTCTTACTGCCCTAATATAATAAGGTGAAAATCTACCATGTATACCACTGCTGCTATCTACTAGCTGTGAAACTGTACCGCTTGGTTTAACTGTTGTTATTGCTGTAGAAGGCTTTATTCCAAGTTTCTCAGCATATTCTTTATTTGTATCTACTGCAACTTGCTTTAATCTACGTAGCATTGCAGGATCTGGGTTTCTTAGTACTCTACAATCTTGAATACCTGTTAAAGAAACTCCTAATAATCTCTCATCTTCACAATTTCTTTGCCATACTTTTCGTACATATTTAAAATCAGTTAACATTGACTGCAATGTACCTAATATAGTGGCAACTTTAATTTTATCTGCAAGATCTTCTTCTGTATCGTTTTCTCTACAGATTACTTCTGATAAATTACATAATTGATTTGACCGTAAAAGTATCTCAGCACAAGGATTAGAGCCTTCAATTAAAGAAGATTCTCTACGCCCTTTATTGTTTTGTTTTTGAGCACCATAACGGCTAAATATACCTCGTTCACCTGACCCTGATTTCATTAAAGAAACCCATTCTTCCATAAACACATTCATAGAAGGTTTTTGGTCATATACTGCAGAGTTATTAGCTAACGCTCGTTGTTCTTCTGTTTCCCACCAACGACCAGATTTAGAATCTCTAATTTCAGGATCTCCAAGGTCTGACATTGAAATAAGTGCTGAACGCCTAACACCCCCTACTACAACTATTTCTGCTATTTTACAAACGATATCGTGTACTTCAATTGGACGTAATTTTCGTCCTGCTGCATTCTTAAATGTTTTAGTTACAAAGTTAAAAAGATCCACAAGTGGTTGCGGACCAGAAGCGCGTCCACCCATAGTTTTAAGTCGTGCGCCCTCTGGACGTACTTTACTATAATCCCATTCATGTATATTTCCTAAATATAAATCTGCTATTAGTTTTCTCAAAGCTTTAGCCCAACCTTCAGCAGAGTCTTCTACTTGAATAACTCTTTCAGTTTTAACAAAAGCATCATTAATTATAGGAAGTTTATTGACGTATTTAGCTTCGGCACTAAAACCAACACCAGTACCTGCCATTAATATGAAAAGTATTTCATCAAATGCTCTTGGATGGTTTATAGCTGCAAAACTACAATTATAACCTCTAAAATGATTTTGTGCTAATGCTTTACCTGCTGACCACATAGATCTCATTGAAGGCATTACTTCGTGATTATACACTGAGTTTTTTATATTATTAAATTCGTCTTTAGTTAAAGTGTTATCTCCAACTTGCTCTTGCCAAAAACCAATAAGTCGATCTACTGTTTCATCCCACGTTTCACGACGATTCCAATCATCTAGATAACGTGAATAACGAGACAGATGGATAAAGCTTTGGTATGGGTCCATGTTATTTTCCCTTCATAATAAATGGTAGTTCAATTATTCTTCGTTTTGTTTTTTTAATTCATCTTGAAGTTCTTCAAGCATTGTTTCTTTTTTAAATCTTTTATCTAAATCAATACCCCAAGTATTAATAGCATATTCATCTAATTCATTTTTATCCATATCTTCTAAATTAATTTCAGAAGTCATAGTAACTGTATCATCATCAATGGATATATTAATTTCTTCACCTTCAGAGTGATCTCCACACCACATACTATGTAGTATTTTTAATTCATTAGATGTAAATATTTTCTTAGTATTAGCATTGTTTATATACTTGTGGAAAGCCTCATTAGTATATCCTTTGGCTTTTAGCCTGTCGAATTCTGCCTTCAATGTAGCATCCTTTCATTTTTGTTAGCAATATTAAAGAAGGTGTCAGCATAATAATAAAGAGAGTCAAATGTATCATCATCTTCTTCATTTAAATCATCTGCCATACCTTGTAAATATTTTTGTATATTTGGATTAAGTTGAGAAATGTCAGCCCCTGAGTCTAGAAGCTGACATATTATTGAGAGTTGAACTAAGTGTTGTTCATCCATTTTAAATTGTGATTTCATCTTGTTTTTCGAATTCATCAGATCCCTTTTTTAATCTTCCTGCTTCAAAGTTATAATAGAGGGTTCCAGATGGACCAGTTAATCCTGTATATCGACACTTAAGAACTTTTGTTTTAATAGTGTTACGTTCTTCTTCCCTATCTGATCCAACATCTCTCGCAAATGCGATAATATCCATAGAGATTTGTTTAATAGAACCTGAACCTCGAATATCATCCATTGAGGGTAATTTGCCTTCTTCGAAGCTTTTACCTTTATTATCTGTTTTACGAAGATGACTAATAAGGCCAATCCATACATCATGTTTTTTAACTAATCTTAACAAGTCATTCATAATCTTATCTATTGCTTCATTTCCAGTTAGTCCTTCGGTTCCTTCTGAAGCCAAAATAGTAATGTGATCAACGAACAGGTACTTACAACCGCTAAGGCACATGTACTCCAGAAAATCCATGATAGATCCATCTGAGATTGAGCCTTGATGATCAAGTACCATAACCCTATTATCCCCGAAAATTGAATCAAAACCAACCTTAAGTTCCTCGATAGGTATTTCTTCATTAGCGGGGTTTCTTGAAATAGCCATTCCTGCCATTTTTCTGGCAGTTTCAGCTGGAGACTCTTCAAGCGAAATAATGCCAATTTTATCTTTTGTATTTTCAAGAAGATGTACTGCAATTTCACGAAGGAGTGTAGATTTCCCACTCCCTGTTCCCGAAGTCCATAAGGTAATTTCGCCAAAACGCATTCCTTTTAGTTTATCATTTAACCCATCCATAAAAGGTGGATAAGGTACTGATTCTATTTCGTTATATTTTTCTAATTGATCCCACAATTGATCTTTAGTAAGAATACCTGCAGGTGTATATTCTGTTGCATTATAAATACATTTTAAGACTTCGTCAGGCGATCTAATCCACAAGTCACTAGCATCTTTTTCTTCGGATGTGACTATTTTTATTTTGTCATAACCAATAATACGCGCTGCTTCTTTTGTGGCAATTTGACCTGCCTCGTCTTTATCAAACCATAATATTATTTCATTAAAGTTTCTTAAATAGTCTCTGCATTCAATTAAATCTTTTACCGAACTAGCACTTCTTAAGCTTACAACAGGATAAAAGGTCTTATATTTTTTATACCATGCAGATTGAACTGCCATAGCATCTAATTCGCCTTCTGTTATAACTATTCTTTTTCCTGATGAATATAATTGCTGTCCAAAGATTCCACCGTTAATTTTTCCAATAGAGGTAAAGTCTTTGGGTAATTTTCTGACCTTGTATCCGACAAGTTGTGTGCCAGAGTAGTAAGGGTAATAATGACTATCAATATTACCGTCAAGATCGTAAGAAATTTTGACACCATAATGCTTAGCCACCTCTTTATATATGTTGCGCTCTTTGAAACCACGAGTAGAATAATCATTTTCTACTTCTTGCAGTTTATTAAAATTATATTTATTCCAGTCTGTATTATCTGGCATTATTGTACCCTCTTTTGGGGCTAAAAAATTCTGTCTACATGAAAAACAAAAAGCAGATTTATCTTCGTATATTTGTTTAGCATCACTGCTTCCACATTTCTCACAAGGTTGATTACGGCTTATTATTCTTCCCATTATCATCTTCCATTGTTAACTCAGCTATAAACTTACTTGATTCTTGAAAAAACAAATAAAAAATAACAGCAATAATAGGATCAAAAGCTTTATAACCTAGTGCATAGTCAAATAATCCTAATAATAAGGAAAACATTGCGGCTAGCCACATTGCTGGAGCTATCGGAGAAACTTTCATTTAATACCTCTTTTTTATCTTGCTGACATAATCTATTGTTCTTTTTGTAGGGTATTCATTAGGTCTAAATCTAATGGCTGCAATTTGTTGATTATAATATCTAGCTTTTCCTGTGCTCTCTTGTTTATAATCTATCATACAACCTGTTGCCATTTGTAAATATGCTTCTGCATAATACAATCCACCCCTTGAGCTATAAAGATCTATCATGTCAAATCTAAAATGTTTTTTTCCGTACTTTTTAATATCTTCTTTTAAATATTTAGAAGAGCCTACATAGCTTCTCCAACTCATTTCTTTACCATAGGTTCTAGACTTTTTCTTACCATGATGATAAAATTGTTTTTTACCTATATAAAAAGTTTTGTCTTTAATGTTTTCTATACAATAGACAAAGCCAAAGTAATCAGCAGATTGAAACTTACCACCAGACCACTCCCAATGGCCAAAATCATCCACATATTGCTTGATCATATTGTGTCCTTGAGAAATGAAAGTAATCTGTAGGAGTTCTTAATATATGTATTAATTTCCCATTCGCTAGCAAGTAATTATATCCTTCTTCGCCATAATACTTTTCATAGGCTTTGCAAGCTGCTACAGCAGGAGGTTCTTCTAAAAGAAGCTTCTCAGCTTTCTTTGGACCAATTCCAGGCACTCCAGGAATATTATCTGTAGAGTCACCCATAATTATTTGTTTCCAATAGTGATAATTAGCATCTTCTTCTTGTACAGTGTACACAAGATCCTTTCTAGGGTTATAATGTCTCCCCCCTATACAATCTAAATCTTTATCTACACTAACTACAATATAGTCTTTAAAATTATTAGATTTTTCAATTTGATTAGCCCAAATTCTTAGCATATCATCTGCTTCGCAATTATCAGCAAATATACACCCTTCATAATCATTAACAATGTCTGACTTCAAATCGAAGAACCATTCTGGTCTTTCTGATTTTGATTTAGCACGATTTGCTTTATATAAACTATAAATATCGTATCTGAAGTTACTACCCTCATTGTTTCCAATTGCCATAGCATAGTCATCTACAAATAATGATTCTGTTATAGATGTGAACAAACTATCAAAATTCTCTTTAGCATGTTCTTTAGATTCTGCTCCCCACATAGCCATATAAAATAATACATCACCATCAATAAGTGCTATCATAATAGCTCCTTTAATTGTTCTTTAACGTCAAGTATTTTTTATTGTTTTTTTCCAACAAGTTGACGTCTTTCTAACTTATAATAATTTTCTTTCATAAGAGTTTCTAGACTAACTCCCATTTTGTGAGCAATCGCGGTTACATACCATAATACGTCTCCTAATTCTTCAATAGTTTCATCATCAGTAGTTGCATTAATAACTTCATCAACTTCTTCTTTAAGACCATGAGACAAATAATTATAATGACGATGATCTTTATTATCATGATAAAATTGCATCGCTAAATATTCATATAATTCACTATTCATATAGTATCTTTCCTAACTATTCGAAACATTCCTTCAGGGCTATTAACAGAAGATACAATATCTAACAATTGGTCATAACCTATTGCAATTACATCATATTCATCTTTATATTCTTGATATTGTCTAAGAAAAACATTTCCAGTTTCTCCTATAATCATTTCAATATCTTCAAACTCATCTTTATCAGAGAGCACTGTTACTACACAGCTATCTTTTTCAAACTCTACTGTGTACATTTACATTCCTCTAACTCTAAACCTGCTTGATACCCTTCATCATAACCCTTGCAATAACCTATTTCTTTTCCAGTATCAAGTCCAGTATCAAAACCTTTGTCGTGCCACTCCTCTTGCTCTGTACTGTTTTGGCTTTTAGTTACTTCAATACAATTATATTCTAAGTCTTCAATATCTTTTATTAAGTCTCGATTCAAATCAATTCCTTGAAATTTAAGCTCTTCAAAAAACTTATTAAAATGATTTTGAATCATAACTTCCATAGATGTAGTAATACTCATTTTTTTTCTTTTTCCTCTAGTAATACTTTCATAAATTCTTCAATAGCCTCTACCCTAGCTTCTAAAGATTCTTTAGGAAAATTGCTTAAGGGGTTGTACCTATTAACATTTGCTTTTTCTTTAGCTCTGTTTCTTTCTTCATCTGTCATTGGACGAATTGTTAGTGTTTGTTCTTTGTTAATGGACGTCATAGTAGTCATCTCCTATTTTACAATCCCCACAGGTCATTATATTAATACCTACTGCTTTAGGTGCTTCAGCAAAACAATCAATTATAATATCTTTAGCTTGTTCGGCTTGTTCTTCTTTTACTTCAACAGTATGTTCATCATGATAAAATAATAAGTGCTTAAAATCAATATTAGCTTCTCTTAATCTTTTATCAATCATTTGAACAGTATATTTCATAACAACAGCTTCAGCACCTTGTATCAAATAATTAAGTGCCTTATGTGTTTCGTCTCTTGATAGCTTTATAGGTCTATTATCTAAACCAAGAATATAACCTCTGCTTGATACTGCTGCATTACATTTATTAATTAATTGAACTAATTTTGGTAATGCTTTTTTGTATTTAGCAACAGATTTTCTAGTTTTCTCTACTGATTGATTAATATAACCACTAAGCTTTTGAGCACCTGCCCCATAGAGATAAGCAAATATAAATCGTTTAGCTTCATTTCTTGTGCAGCCAATAATATCAGCATTCATTTGATGAATATCACCCTCTAGTACTTGTTTAGTAAAATCAGGATCATTCATATAATGAGCTAATAATCTTAATTGACAGGCTGCACTATCAGCACTAACAAGTTTATAACCTTTAGGAGTAACAAAAAGACTTCTTATTTCTTTTCCGAGCGTTGCTTTTCCTGAAGGTAAGTTGGCGATGATTTTATGAGTCTGCCTAAACGTTGGAGTACCTACGTTAAAAACATCTCCATGTAATCTTGAATTTTCATCGATATATTCGAACCACCCTTTCAAAATTGATTGTCGTGATCTTAAAGTATAATACTCCATTAAAGCTTTGCCTACATCCCCTAGTGGCTCCAAGGAACTGTCGGTGAGTTTTGCTGAGACTTTAACGAACTGTCCATTAATTTTTTTCCAGTTCCATTCATTAGGTTTCCACCCAATTGTTCCCAGATAAGACTTAACCGTATCAGTATTACCAATATCACCAATAGTATAATCAACCCTAGAGTAATCTCCAAAGATTTTGGAATCATCAATAGTGCTGCCCATGTTAGGCCCAAACCACTTGATAATGTGGGAAGATAACTTTCCTGCTTTCGTGTAAGTCGGACTTTTTGTGATTGCATAGCGTTTTCCTGTTTCTGGCTCGTACTCCTGAACATCTTCTGGTTTTACGCTATTCTTGTCAAGCACAGGAAGAGGTATGCGTTTGTTGTCATACTCCCCTTCATCATTAGTGACAGAATGTTTGTAAACACCAATAGTATTAGGATCTACAACATTTACTTTAGCTGGAAGTAAAGGATTGATATAAGTAGAGATTTCCTCCATCTTTTTATCTATATTACTAACTAAAGTTTCAGCAGCTAATTTATCAAACTGCCAACCATTCTCACACTGTTCTGTCATAATTCTATCTAATTCCATTTCAGACCGCAATGCCCGT